TGTGAACCCGTACGGCCTGCTAAAAACAGGACAGCTGTAGCTGCGGCTGTCGGCGACTCCGGTCGTTCGGCTAAGTTAGCGAACTGTGGGCGTGCTGGCAACAACGCAGTTGCTGGGATGAAAACAACTCAGGGTCCTATGGGCCTTTTGGGGCGTTACATCTCCGGATTGGAGGCGAAAGCCTTCAAGGCGCTCTGGGCGGATAGTGTGCTTGACGAAAGTCAGCGAATCTCCGCTCAGTCTGCCATTGGTCCCCTTGTTTATTATTTGTTTGTTCCTATCCTTGCGAGGTACTCGTATTTGCGAGAGCCCGCTTGGACACTCAACGTCACTTTTCAGACTCGACTCTTTCGGTCTTACCTTCATTCGTTACGCGAGCTTCTTCTTTGTTGGAAGAGATCTCCTGGTTCTGAACAGAAGCACATGAAGTTCTTTGTTGACTTCTGGGCTTGGTCCAGTTTCGGTTGTGTCTCTCCTCCTCCTCCTCAACCTGATGATTACTCAGATCTCGGTTCGGGGGTTGTAAATCGAATCCTTTCGCGTCATCTTCTTAAGGCCCGTCAGTCGACGCACTCCTCCCGTGACTTATTCTATTCGATCCAGCGTGCAAAACGATCTTGGCCGCCCTTGACGGACGAGATGGCCGCTCAGGCCCTCCGCGATCATGCTGCTGTTATGCAACGCCCCTTCCCTCCTATGACTCCGGACCTTGCTTTGACTTTGTCTTGCATTAGTTCGGCTTCATCTGAAGTCTTCGAGGCGCCCCGCCGTGGTGACTATCGCTTTTCTAAGCTATGTCCATCGAGCAAGGCGTCCTTTCAGGCCTCTAGGAAGGTTGGCGGTGCTCTTAGCCTCTTCCCTCCGCCGGTCTTGTTGAGCTCTTTCGGCTCCATTACCGGTTCCACGAAACCACATCTTGTGGACTTGTGGGTCGCAAATGACGTCTACCGACGACAAGTCGTGGAAACTATTTCTCACGAACTGCCGATGGAGCGACGCCTTCGCGCTAGGGTTCAGCTGCTCAAGGAGCCTGCAAAATTTCGGATTGTTACGGCTGGTGATGGCATTCTCTATACCGCACTCCAACCCCTTCAGGGCTGGATGCTGGATTCATGGAAGTGTCATCCCGCGTCGACCATGCGGGGCCTCTCTTCCGATCGAGTCCGCGCACTTCACACCTCTTTTCCATGCTTGCCTTTCTTCTGTTCCAGCGATTATAAAGATGCGACGAACCTCCTTTCCTCGATAT